GAGCCCGCTGCATCTAGATAGACCGCACGCTCTGCCGGGTAGGTGACAAATACATCCTTGGTGCCTGCACCAAAGACCACCTTGCTGCCGGAGTTGCTTGACTCAAAGACCGTGGTGCGGGTCAGGGTAGGGCCAGCGGTCGTGTACGTACCGATACCAACTTCCCAGTCACCCGTGGCTGAGTCGTAGATGGCGTAGTAGGTCGTGTTGCCGTTGCCTATGATGGCAAAAGACTGAAACCCGTAGACCGCCCCGCCAAGCGTCAAGTCGGCGGTGCCCGTCGTAGTGGTAACTTCCTTGACCCGATCTTTTACGACAAGTGCCATTTTTGGTATCTCACGATTGGGTTTTCACGACGTTCCAGGGAGTGCTCTGGGCATCGTTAATTGTCGTCCATCCGGGGTTCTGCGGGTTGGATATGGTGCCCCAGTTGGCGTTCTGCGAGTCGTTAATGATTTCCCACAGAAGCCGCGCAGTGATCACATCCACTGCAACCGCGCCGTCAGTGACGATAGCAAAGAATGTGGCAACCGCCAATACAGAATCAGCCGCAGTGGCCTGCTCGGCAACCGTCGCGTTAAAGATAGACGGGGCAACAAGCGTGCTGTCCGAAGCCGTCGCCAACTCAGACACCAAAACGGCAAACGCCACGGATGCTTCGACAGTTTCCGATGCCGTTGAACTCTCGTCGATGAAGACGTTGTAGGTGAGGGTGGCAACAAACGTGTCACTGCCAGTAGCCGTCTCTGCTATGGACGCAAAGAACTGCGCCAACGCCTGCACCGCATCCGATGCCTGGGCAGATTCAGAGATTGTCGGAGCAAAGTCGGCCAGAGCAGAAACCGTGTCTGCGGAGGATGCGGCCTCAGATACCGACACCGCAAAGTCCACGAGAACAGACATGGTGTCTGAGCCCGAAACAGTGTCGGCCACACTGGCCTGGAAATCCACCAGAACTGAAACCTGATCGGCTCCAGTAACCAACTCGCTGACATCTGCCGAGAAGGTGGACTCGGCAACTGCGACCTGATCTGCCGCAGTAATCTGCTCGTTCAGGTTGTCAAGGAAATCAGCAACGGCTGCAAACGCCGCAGATGCCGAAGCCGAATCCTCTACCGATGCATCAAAGGCAACACCGCCCCCCGCCGCAGCAAACGGCGCCTCCGCGAAGGCGGTTACCCCAAACACAAGGCCCTAGCCTCAAGCGGCATCGAGGCTGAAGGTGTAGGTCACGTTCAGCGTGTCGCCTGCCACAACCACGCGGTCGCCGGGAGACTGGAAGTCTGCTTCGGAGAACAGCACACCAGACGTACCAGAAGCCACCGTGCAGAGGAACGCCCCGGCCACCGTGCCGCCACCGCCCGTGATTGCAAACTGCGAGGGAGAGGCCGAGTTGCTGATCACCGAAGGATCAGCCGTCGTAGCCGTACCGAACGTCACAGCCTTGCGCGAGCCCGAGTAGTTGGTGAACTCGGTCCAACCGATGTGGCTTGCCAGGGTGTCACCCGCAGCGTAGGCCGTACCCGAGCCGGGGCCAGTCACCAGACCAAGGAAGAATCCAGCCGTATAGGTGCTGCCCTTGAAGTACTGGGTGTTCATGTCCTGCAAACCTTGGTTGACCACCAAGTTGTGCATCTGGTCTTCCCACTTCAGGTTGCCGTCCTTATCGAAGCACTGAACGTGGAAAACGCCGCCGCCCGAAGCACCCGAAGAGAAACCTGTTTTGGCCACAAGGCCGGCAGACACAGCGTCCGAGGTGTGTGAGTTTTCGGTGAGCATGAATATCTCCTATTCAATACGAATGATGGCGTTGGTGCTGTCCGCGACGGGAAACTGCACTTGAAAAGACGTGACAGCGGTTTTGTCACTGCCAAAGTCAAGAACGCAAACAGTGGGATTACCCCCACCAACCTTGTAAATCAACGCCCCACGGCAAGTGAATGCCGCCGGGTTCCACGTAGCGTTGGCAAACGACAGGTACGCCGTCGTGTTGTTTGGGTCGGGACCAGTCGTAGGGGCAACGCTGACGGTCAAAACTTCCCCACCTGCGGTGTAGCCACCACCAGTAGGAACTTCATTGGCAGTCGTGTATGCAGCCGTCGTCGGTCCAAGCGTGGCCCCGCCCGTGTAGAGCGCCATCTTGAACGTGTCAGTGCTGAAGTTGAACTGGCCCGAGGCCATGCCCACCTTAAACTGATTGGTTGCACCCTGGTCGATGGGCATTACTGGACACCTCTATTCTGAGGTAGCGGGGGCACACGGGCCTGCCCGCTGCGGTACGCATCGCTGCGCTCCAGACCATCACCCAGACGCTTGGCCATCGCCAGTGCTTCCATGTACTTCTGGTTGTAGACGCCCATCATGTCTTGCTCACCCTTCATGTAGGTGTAAGCCTCAACCAGTGAGCCGTACAACAAAACCGTGTCGAAGTTGTCGCCCAACCACGTACGCCCGTCCGCCGCAACGGTGATGGACTCAGGGTAGTAGTAATAGTGCAACTCGACGTTGTAGGTAGCGTTGGGCGTCGGGCCAAGAATGAACGACAACTCGTCGGTAATGACAGGCGAAGGGTCGTTGGTCGTCGTAGGCCCAAACAGCGCGTAGTAGCGCGGGATGCCAGTGTCAGTCGTCGGGTTGGGGTACGCCTGCCGGATGAAGTTCACATCCTTGTTCAGCAAGTACTCGTAGTCGCCGTTCGGGGCAATGACAGCCAACGAATACGCCGACAAGAAGTCTCCAGGGCAGGAAAGGTACTTGTTGGCCGACGACGTGACACCCGTGACGTTCTTACGCAGAGACGGGAACTGCACCGAGTTGTAGATGCGCTGCTCAGCCTGACGGACGAACACCGGAATCTCCGCCTCAAAGGAGGAGTCTTGGTTCTCCGAATAGGCGATGATCGCCGCTTTCAACTCGTTGTAGGTCATCTCAACCTCAAGCCATCGGGCCGCGAGCCATCACACCTTTAGTAGCGCAACCAGTGCCACGAATCTTGATGCCGCTGGTCTTGGTCGGCTTATATTCGTTGGAGTGCATGTTGGCCACGGACACGTCCATGCGCAGCGCCTTCTTGATGTCGTCAGCGCCAACAACCGGTGTAGCCACCGGCTTGGGGGTCTTGTAGGTTGCCATGTCAAACACCTTTCTGCTTGCGGCCAGGGTTCATCTGGTTGGCGACTTTGGCCAGACCACGACCCATCTTGAGCATGTCGCTGTTGGTTTTGCCACCAGCACGCATCTTTTTAGCGTGCATGCGCTGCTCGTGCGCCTTGACTTCGGCCTTGGCCACTTTCTTCATCGCATCCATTTTTTGCTCCTATGCCGTCACAACCGTGACTGTACCAATTTGAACCTGCAACACCAAGTAATTTGGTGTCAACCCAGCATCGGGGCCGCGCGAACCACCAACCGGGTTCCAGCCCCACTGAAAGTCCCGACTACCCTCACTCGGGAAACCCACCGCATCCTGCGTGGTTGCCGTTGTGTCCACAACCTGCAAGCCCGTATTCCCCGACTGCACGTAACTCAGATCAGGACGCGGTTCGCGCAAGCCTTGCGGGTCATCGACCGGATACATGCCCAACTGCAACTGCGGTTGGTCGGGGTCCCAGCAGGCTGGGCAGACCAAGAGGTTGTATGTCTTGGTCTTGATGACTTCCTTGCGCAGTTGCGTGAGCTTGAACCGAAAGTCGCAGCGGTCACACTGCGCAATCGCATTCTTGCCTGACGCAAACCGGTTGCCCATTTAGGTGCCGCTCCCGATGTACATCTGCCGGGGCACAAACCGCACCGCTGCCTTCTCTTGATCCTCGCCTGCAGCAGTCTGCCAAGCCTCGTCGTACTGGGCCTTGAGGATATCCAGGCGCTGCAGCCCATCAGGCACCTTCAGCGCGATGTAGTACGCCAGACCGGCCACGAGGCAGGGCAGGAAGCGAAACGGCACGTCCATCGTCTTGACACCACCACCGGCGTCCTGCAGGCGGCGCAGGCGCCAGTACACAAACTGGTAGGTTGTGCCCGGATTGGGCGTTGGCCACACCGTGATACTGTTTTTCTGCGACAGGATGATGGCTGCGCCAGAGTTATGGCCTGCGGCAGTCGTACCGCCTTGGCCACGGGCGCAGTTCAGCAGCAACGCCGGGTTGCCGCCACTAGCAGGCTGCACTTCGTTGAACGCAATCAGTTCGTTGTCGATCTTGATAAAGCCCGCATTGGGGACACCAGCCAAAGAAGTAATCGGGATCGACGTGGTGTCAGCCAGTATGGTTGCCTGCAACGTCCCGGCAAGCACAGAGTCCTGACCCGACAGTTTTTGAATCCAGACCTGAATGGGTCGGCCCGTGATCAGTTTGTTGGGAATGGTGGCGTAGGTGCTGACGCTGATCCGGGTTATGGTTAGGTCGGCTTGGTTGTTGGGGACGTTGGCGTTGGTGCGGATGACATGGTCAAGCAAATCTACCGTGTCGTCCGGCAGCGCGTAGGTCGGCTGACCAGTAGCCAAGGTGATGACGTTCTGCTCGAACGTCCACATGTTCACGCCCCGGTTGCCCCAGTCAGCGAACAACAGGTTCAGGCTGCGACGGGCCGTGCGCAAGTCATAGCCGGTGCGCATCTCGCCACCGGCACGCTCAAAGGCTTCCTCGACGATCTCATTGAGGTCGAGGTCAAACGCAGCTACGCCTGAAGTTGTCATGCCTTAGCCTTATGTTTAATACATTCCAAAACCAGCAGCTTGACCGGCTGGTGCCGATCCACTCATTTGGTTCATGTATCCACGGCTACCAAAACCGCCACCAAACCCGCCGCCGAACGGGCTTGAGCCGCCTTGAGGCTGAGCGAAATTGCCTTGTTGCATGCCGCCACCAAAGCCTTGGCCACCCATCATCGGGTTAAAACCGCCGCCGAAGCCGCCTCCACCCATCATGGGGTTGTAGCCGCCAAAACCATTGCCAAAACCGCCAAAGCCATTGCCAAAGCCACCAAAGCCACCCATCATGGGGTTATAACCCATGCCGTAGCCGCCCATCTGGCTAAACAGACCGCCCAAGCCGCCCATGAAAGGGTTGAACTGCTGTTGTTGGAACTGCTGGTATGGGTTGAACTGCTGCTGTTGGAACTGCTGGAATTGCTGATACGGGTTGAACCGCTGTTGCTGATACGGGTTAAACCGCTGTTGCGGCTGCATATCCGCAGGCGGCGGAACGCGATATTCAGGTAATTTAAGGTTGGCGAGCATCTGCTGACCTTCGGGGGTCATCGCGTCGCTACTCAGCCCGGCATTGCCCGAGGGCATAGAACCAAGAGTTTGACCTCCAACCGTTCTTGCAGCATTAAAGGACGGAAAACCGGGTATCCCCGACACCATTCGGTTGTAGTCGTCAACTCGACCTGCGTCACGAACTGCAAGCTGCGGTGTAACCTGAGCCTCTGCGCCCTGCACCATCCCGGGCACACGTGCGCCATAAAACCGCCGCTCAAACTCGGCCATAACTCTAGGGTCGGTACCCGGTGCAAAGCTGCTCATCTGAACCTCGCTGTTTTCTTAGCAATAGCCTTGGGTTGCGCTACGAACTGCTTGCCGGAGGCTTTGCCTGCTCGCTTTGCTCGGGTTGAGGCGGCGTACTCTTGGGGGGAAAGAGCTTTGATCGCAGCTTCTGGAAGGTATCGCTCACCAGTTTTACTAGACGGTTTACCACTTTTGGTCCTCCACTTCTGGTCAGTCCAGTCCTTCAGAGACTGCTGAGGCTTCTTAGTCACGGTACCCGCCGCCCTTGGCCTTGTATTGCTTGGCCAGAAGCTGCGCTTTGCGGGCGCTCCACTGACCTGCCGCCGTGCCCTGCGTAGCCTGCCCCTTGATCTTCTCAAAGAGCGACTTGCGCATACCGGGTTTGGTGTAGTTGCCCGCTTCGTTGACTTTGGACTTGGTGGTCCCGCCTTCGGCGTACATGTCAACGTCGTTCGGGTCATCCTTGCGTCGGATGACCTTCTTCTTGGGCATCTTGGAGGGGGCGATTGCCCCCATCCCCCGGCTAGGCATCATGGTTACACCATCTTTCCACGGGTCTTGCCGCGCATGGCACAGCCGTCTGCACGAGACGAAGCAGTACCACCTTTGGCCTTGGGGATCGGGTCAGATGCCATCTTCATATCGCGCTCCAACTTCCGACGTTCTGCCGGAGTCAGTTTGCCCGTTTTGTCGATGTTCATCTTTCCAAGGCGCTGAGCTGGAGTAAGCGGCTTCGGAGCAGACTTCATGTCTTCCGTATTGGCAGGAACTTCCATGCCTTCACGGAAGACGCCACCGCCATCGTTGTAGCGGCGCTTCATGTCAGCAGGTCTTTCCGCCGCGCTTCATGCCCAGAGGCTTCGATGCGGCCATCTTGACCATCGTGCCCTTGGTCTTGCCCTTGGTGGCCAGACCGTCGCGGCTAGGAGCAGCGGTAGGAACTGCGCCCATCTTGGCCTTGGTGATACCGCCAGAAGCCATCTTCTTCATGCCCTTCATTTCGGACTCCTCATGTTTGATCATTGAACGGGGAGCACCGGCCTTCTTCATAAAGCCGATCTCTTTCTTAACCATCGCCTTGGACTCTTTCACATCGCCACCTTTTGCAAGAACTGCCGATTTACCGTGATTGGTTTTCGGCTTGTTGATGGACTGGATGTCTGCTCGACTTCCAGAACCAAACTTACGGCCCTTATCGGCCTTCATGTACTCTGCGCCAACAGACTGAGGAATGCCCATGCGCTTGGCAGCGGCGGGATCGTTGGCCACCATCGCCATCAAGTTGTGCTGTTTACGACTAACTGAGGGCACTTCGCTGCTCCTTCATGTACGCGTCGAGCTTGCCTTCAAGACGATCCAACCGAGCGATCACCCGGTTCATGTCGTCGTGCACATCGCCCTTCGTGACGTACTCCTTGGCGATCTCCTCTCGCGTACGGTTGAGAAGAATCTGAATACGCTGTACTTCCTCTGTGTGCGACTTGATCACCCACAAGATGATCGCCGACAGGAAGGACAGGATGATGTTCCATATCAGC